CGTGCTGCGTAGCTTCTCCGCTGCGCCAGCGCCAGCAGCTGCGCCGTTGGCGTTCAGCGACTATAAGTTGGAGGATGGCACGATGATCCGCGTGGATGGCGAGTTAGCCGTTGGCACGTTGGTCTACGTCGTGACTGAAGAGGGACTGCTGCCTGCACCTGATGGCGCGCATAGCATCCCTGAAGTTGGAGTTGTGACTACCGAAGGCGGCAAGATCGTCGAGATCGGCGACGCTGCACTGGCACCGGCACCTGAAGCTGTTGAGGCGCAAGAGGTAGAGATTGAAGTCACACCTGAAGGCGAAGAGATGCCTGCTGATCCGCATGAACAGAGGATGCAAGCTATGGAGGCGGCTATCGCTGCTTTGGCTGCCAAGGTCGAGGAGATGATGGCGAAGATGGGCGGCGAGGTTGAAGCTAACGCCGCGAGGTTCAGCACCATTGATACGGCGTTGTCAGCGTTGGCGCAAATGCCTACCGCTGCGCCGAAGAAAAGAGCAAGTGACGCGGTTGTGGAGTCGGTGAAGATGAGCCGCGCCAGCAGACTTGCAGAAGTACAAGAAACCCTAAAAACCCTAAAAAAATAAACTATGTCATTTTCAATCGCAACCATCACCGGGTACGTTGAGCAGAACAAACTGCCTCTGATAACCCAAACAGTATTTGACGCAAAGACGCAGTCGTTATTGCAAAAGCGCGTAGGCATCAAGTCGCAGGAAGCGTTAAACATCATGGACACTGACGCTGTGTTTCAAGATGCAACTGCTTGTGCGTGGAACGCCGACGGCACTACTACGTTTAGCCAGCGCACAATCACTGTGGCTCGCGTAAAGGTGCAGGAAGAGTTATGTCCTCGCTCACTCGAGACAGCTTGGCTGGCATCGCAGCTGACGCAGGGCAGCAACTACGAGGGCGTGCCTTTCGAGCAGGCTTTCGCAACGCAGAAGGCGAAGCGCATCGCCGAAGGTATTGAGCGCGCCATTTGGCAGTCAGTGCCATCGGTTGCCGCTGCAAGTGCTTCGGTATCAGGAACGGCAGGATGGACTGTGGGCGGAACGTCGCCATCAGGTGATGCGCAGTTGAACCGCACAGGTGGTGGTGGATTGCTATGGCTGACACGCTATGGTGCAGGTGCTTCCAGCGTCGTAACCGCGCAGCTTGGCGCTAACTTCAGCGATTCGACGATTGTCAGTGGCTTTGAAACAGCATATAACAACCTGCCAACTCGCGTCATCAGCAACAACGACTTGGTAGCTTTCTGCGGATGGGACTTGTATCGTATGCTCGCGCATAGGTTGGTGGCTGTCAACTTGTATCAGGGCGACCTCGGACAGGTAGCTGGCGGTGAAATGTTCTATCCCGGCACGAACATGAAGGTCGTTGCGGTGAACGGACTGAACAACACGCAGCGCATTTTCGCTGGTTCGCTTTCAAATCTCTTCTACGGAACGGACTTGTTGAGCGACGAAGATCAATTCCGCATCTGGGCATCCTACGACAACGACAGTGTCAGATTCCAAGCTGCCTACAAGTACGGCGTGCAGATTGCCTTCCCTGCTGACATCAGCTTGGTGTTGGGCAACAACGCCACGACTCCAGCGCTGAAAACCGCGTAAGTTAGTGGGGAGGGGCAACCCTCCCCGCTTCTTTTCTTTTGTCAATAACTAAACGAAATAGACATGCCTTGCGCCTTAACAACTGGATATAAATTAGGATGCCGCGACAACGTGGGCGGCATCACGGAGATTAGGCTTGCGCCATTTACGGCGGTAACAAGCATAGTCACGAACGCGTCATCGCAGGTGACAGCGATAACTGGAAGCGTTGGCAGCGGCACAACAGGTGCAGGTGTCAGCGGCTTCTACAAGTACGAACTGCCGAAAGGTGTCGGACAGTTCACTGAAACGATAAACGCATCGACGGAGAACGGCACGGTCTTTTATCAGCAGGAGGCTACGCTTGTCATCAACAAGCTGCAGCAGGCAGTACGCAACGAGTTGAGGCTGGTTACTACTGCGCGTATGATGGCTATCGTCAAAGACAGAAATGGCAAGTATTGGCTACTTGGCAAGAACAACGGTATCGAAGTAAGTGCTGGAACGTCACAGACAGGGACGGCGATGGGTGACCGCAACGGCTATGAGTTGACGCTGACAGGCATGGAAGAAGAGCCATGCGTTGAGGTTACGGCTGCCGCTGCAAATGCTGTCACTTCATCGACGCAAACGCTCGAAGGATAACGTATATTAGCATAGATTTTGGTTGGTTGGAGAACCCTGCGTATGGTGGCGCAGGGTTCTTTTTTTTGGGCTAACTTTGTTCTATGCGTGTATGTATCGTTTACAATCAGCATCCCACAGGGTGCAGCTACTATCGCTTGGAGATGCCAAGCAGCCGGGTGCATGAGATGTTCGGCAGCGAGGCCGAGTTCGTGAGCATCGCTGACGTGCGCACTATGAGCGACGAAGAACTGCGAACGATCGACGTGTTCCTGTATAATCGCACTTGGATTGCAGGACCGATTGAGGCGGTCAAGCCTGTTGCTGACATCCTGCGTCAATACGGTGCGAAGATTATTCTTGACATGGACGATTATTGGCACTTGGGAACTGGGCACAGTTTCTACAAGCACTACCACGATACGAACATGTCTGCGATTGTCGCTGAACACGTCAAGCTTGCGGATGCGGTTATCACTACCACGACGTACCTGCGCGATGAGATCGTCAAGCTGAACCGGAACGTGACCATATGCGAGAATGTGCCGCATCTACTTTACGACCAATTCAAGCCGCAACCGACCAAGAGCGAGCGCCTACGCTTTGGCTACTTCGGCGCTGCGCAGCACACGGAGGACGTGGCCTTGCTGGAACTGCCACTGTCGCGCCTCTGCGATGATCACACGCTGGAAGGGCGCTATATGCTGTACTTAGCCGGGTGGAATGAGGGCAATCCGATATATCAGCAGTACGAGCAGGTGTTTAGTAACAAAGGGAAAAACAATAACTACGGACGGATACAAGCTGCTGATATTTACAGCTACGTTGGAGGCTACAACTTCGTTGACGTTGCGCTTGCGCCGCTTCGCGACAATAAGTTCAACAGGCTCAAGTCGGAGTTGAAGGTGACGGAGGCCGCATGGATGAACAAGGCGATAATCGCCAGCAACGTCTGCATGTATGCCGACTGCATCACCGACGGCTGGGATGGCGTGCTGGTCGACGAAAAGCAACCGAAGAAGTGGTACAAGTCGATGAAGGCAATGATCAACGAGCCGGCGATGGTGCGTGAGATGGCAGACAGGCTGACGGCCAAGATGCAGAAGCGCTTTGACATTGACGAGATCACGCGGCGCAGGTTCAATTTGTACAAAAACGTGGCAAGGGATATTTCAATAAAAGAACTTCATGCTATACCTGAAAGCCAGCCAGAGCAACACGATAGCGGTGACGTGGACGGAGCGCGCGAACAGTGCGACGGTCTACCGGTTGCGGCTGACGAACTTGGCGACGCTGGAAGCCACTGACATCTACCTGAACGCGATTGACAACCTAAGCAGCTACGAGAGCCGTTACGACAAATTCGCGTTTACCTTGGGCGCGTTGACCAAGGGGCAGTATCGCTACGAGGTGACGGAGAACCCAGCAACCTACGCCGCTGGCGACTTCGTGCAGGGCGGACTATACACTTTTACGGATAGCGGCTATGCGTATATCACCGCGGCAGTGGATCAGTCGAGCAGCGCGGAGTGGGGGTGTCAAGGTGTCAACATCGCAGGGACTGTTAACACAATTGGTGCAGGCATCGCTAACACGGCGTCTATTGTCGCGGGTTGCGCAACAGCAGGCATAGCCGCGAGGCTTGCCAATGACTTAGTGCTGAACAGTTTTAGCGACTGGTTTCTGCCGTCGCTGGAGGAACTTACCGAAGTCTATACAAACATTGCCAGTGCAGGCCTTGGTAGCTTCGTCAATCAAAGCTACTGGAGTTCGACGCAGGTAGATGCGGCGCAGGCGTATACGGTTGACATGAACAACGGCAATGCGAATCAGCATAACAAATCGCAGACAAATAGGCATACGCGTGCTATGCGTCGCTTCCTGCTGCCAACCACGAACCCGCGAGTTCTTGAAACAGGCCTTGCTATGATTGAAACGACAGAGGGCAGCTTCACGAGTACAACAAACACCATCGACTACGTTTCTTATGACTAAACTGAATTTTAGCTTCATCCCACAGGCAGATTACAGGTATCCGCTGATGCTGCAAAGCAAGGCTAACGACCTGTACACCTTCGGCGAGATGAACGACTACCCGTACTATCTGCTCGACATCTATAAGAAAAGCGCGAAGCACAACGCGATCATCAACGGCAAGTGCAACTACATCGCCGGCAAAGGCTGGGCAGTGGATGCGGATAAGACCACCGTTGCGCAACAGGCAAAGGCGGAGGCGTTTATGGCTGACGTCAACGAAGACGATGACCTGAACGACCTGACGCAAAAGTTCGTTTTAGACCTTGAGCTATTCAACGGCTTCGCGCTTGCGGTGACGTGGAATAGAGGCGGCGGCATCGCCTTCATCGAACACGTGCCCTTTGAAAAGGTGCGCGTGTCGCTCGATGACACGATGTTTCTCATTGCCGATTGGTACGACGAACGCATGATCCGCCAGTACCCGAAAGGTGCGGAAGTTGAGCGTATGCCTAAATTCGATCCGAATAATCGCGTCGGCAAGCAGCTATTTTATTACAGGCACTACGCAGCAGGTGTCAAGCACTACCCGCTGCCGAACTACCAAGGCGCACTGGCATACATCGAGTGCGATGTTGAGATTGCTAAGTTTCATATCAGCAACATCCGCAACCAGTTTTGGGGTGGGCAGATGATTAACTTCGCCGATGGTATCCCGACGGATGAGGAGAAGCAAGAGATCGAACGGCAGATGCGCAACAAGTTCAGCGGCGCAAACAACGCAGGGCGCTTCGTGCTGACCTTTTCGACTGGCAAGGAAAACGCGCCGAGCATACAGTCGCTAACGCCGAGCGACCTCGATAAGCAGTTTGACCTGCTGAATAAACAGATCCAAGAGGAGATTTTCGTGGCGCACAACGTCACCTCGCCGATGCTGTTCGGTATCAGAACCGAGGGGCAGCTGGGCGGCAGAAAGGAACTGTCGGAGGCGTATGAGCTGTTTAAGAACACCTACATCATGAACCGCGTTTTGATCGTCGAGCGGATGATCAACTACCTCACGTCATTCAACGGCTACGAGTGCCTCTACCTGCAGCCGTTCGATCCGATCACCGAGCAGCTCTCCGAGCAGGCGCTGATGCAGATTTTGACGCAGGATGAACTACGCGAAAAGGCAGGTTATGAGCCACTGGCAGAAGCGACACCCGACGCAGGGGAAGTGGCCGTAGAAGCCAGCGCAGGCGTCAACGAGGCTATCAAGACGCTTTCAGGAAGGCAGTACCAAAACCTGATGCGTATTGTGCGCCACTACTCACAGGGCAAGGTCACACTCGAACAGGCGCGCACGATGCTGACGGCTGGCTTCGGCCTTAACCCGGAACAGGTTGACCAGCTACTGGGCGTCAAAGAGCAGGCGTTCACCGATGAAGCTGATGAGCTGGAGTTCTTGGCGCAAGTCGGCCAGCAGTTCGGCGAGGCGCGTGAAAGCTTCGAGGTGCTGCAAGAACGCGAACTTGACTTCAACGAATACGGCGAGGCGGAGTTCTTCATGCAGTTTGCAATTTCCGATGAAGATAAGGCGCTGGACGAGAAAATCGTAAAATACAGGCGCAAGCGCGAGGATGCAACGGTTGAAGAAATGGCCAAGGAGTTCGGGGTGAGCAAGGCGCGCATCCGCAAGCGCATCCAGTACCTGTTGCAGGTAAACAAGTATCCGTTGAAGCGCGGCATTGGTGAGGCGACCAAAGAGGAGAAAGTGCCTGAACCTATCGTCGAGGTGCGCTACCGGTACGACTGGCGACCAGAATATCGGGGGTTATCAAAGGCTGACGGTTACGATAAGAGCCGCAGATTTTGTCAGGTCATGATGGACTTGAGCAGCACGCGCCTTTACACACGCGACGACATCAACCAGCTGACGGCGTTGATGGGTTACAGCGTCTGGGAGCGCAGAGGCGGATGGCTGACGCTGGAAGATGGCAGGCACCGGCCGTCGTGCCGACACATGTGGGTGCAGCAGTTGGTTATTAAGAAAGGTACACAAGTTGAACGTATAGTCGAATGAGCAAGGCACTATTTATAAGCGAAAACACGCTGATCGAAAACTCCGTCATCAGCGAAAACGTAAGCTACACGCAGCTACGTCCCACGATCGTCAAGGTGCAGGAGATGCACATTCAGCCAGCGGTGGGATCGGCGCTATACGCGGAACTCGTGACGCAGGTCATCGCAGGCACTTTGTCGGCGAACAACACCACGCTGATGCAGACCTACATTCAACCCGCCATCATTCAGTGGATGTACTTTGAGCTTCCAATGGTGCTGGCCTTCAAGTTCATGAACAAGGGGATGGATCGCAGGAGCAGCACGGAGTCGTCGCCAATGAGCGAGCGTGAGATGACGCGACTGATGGACAAAAGCCGCGACGATGCGGAGTGGTACACCGAGCGCATCACGCGCTACCTGCAAGAGAACCACACGCTGTTTCCGCTATTCGACAATCCGCCAGTTGCGATTGACACGATTTACCCGGCCAACAGTGCATATCAGACAGGGATGGTGCTTGGTCGCAGGGGCAGGTATCGCGATCCGCTTGACTACCCGGAAAACAGACGCAACTACTTTTAATGGCGCACTCGAAGAACGTAAACAAACTAAAGCAATTCTATGAGCAGTTGGGTAACGATCAAAAACGACCTGATAGCCTTCGCGGAGTCGCACCTGCAGCTGAACGCAGTGGGTTTCGGCGATCCGCTGGCGATCGGCACGGACAACGTGATCAACCTGCGGACAACCGACAGGGATAGGGTCATCTACCCGCTTTTGTTCGTCGATGCGCAGAGCGCGTCAATGCCCATTGGCGCAACCAACCTAACCGTCAGCGTGCTGGTGATGGACAGGGTTGCAGACCTTCGCGGCGTGGATGCGACCATAAGCGGCAGCGTCGTCTACCGGTGGACTGACAACGAGGATGAGGTGTTAAGCGACACGCTGCGCATCCTGCAGGACTTCGTCGCGGAGTTCACCGATGATCCTGATCGCGAGTACACAATCACAGGCGCGGTTAGTGCTACGCGCTTTGTTGAGGCAAGGGATGACAAGGTCGCAGGTTGGCAGGCAACGGTGGTCTTTGAGTTGCCGTTCAGCCGCAACGTCTGCCAGATACCGACAAGTTAAAAACACGATTATAGAATTGCATAGAAACAGGCCAAACGATATTTACACTTAAAGAAAAAGACAATGAATTTAGGACAACAACTTGACGCGTTACTTGGTCGCGGAGTCGTCATGGAGTGCGTCACCGGCGCAGTCACCGGCAAGACGTATGATGCGCTGATCGTCAACGCATCGTGCAGCTTCACGACCTTGACAGGCGAGGGTGGCACTAACCTGCTGACAACTTTGGGACTTTCAGGCGTTACCGTGAACACCGGCATGATCATTTGCGGCAACGGAGGGCAGCGCATAACGGCGGTGACGCCTTCAGGAGGCAACGTCTTTGCCTATACCTTCCAGTCGGTAACTGTCGTAAGCGCGGTATAATGGCGTTGGGGTTGGGTTATGGCTTGCCGTTTGCGGTCAAGCGTCCTGTTCAGGGGTTCGCCGAAGATGTGACTTTGGCAACCAATAACGCATTGGCGGATGCGGCGCAGCGCGAAGAAGCTGGTAACTGCTTGACGGCGCGCGCCATGCAGATCATGCAAGACGTGCAGACGCAGCCTTCGCTGCTTGTTGTGCCGCAATTATACAAGGCAGGGGTGCTTTACGACCAGCTACCAACAACGCGCACCAACTTCATACCTAACAATTCAATGGCTGGGGCGACAGGTAGCGTGTTGCCGACTACATGGGCATCGGGTTCAATCCCTGCTGGCTTCACCTTTTCGGTAGGCGCAAGTGGTCAGGCAACGGCTAATGATGGCACGCTCGTTAATTATGTAGATGTAAGCGTGAGCGGAACGGCAACAGCAAGCGGTACGTTCAACCTGTTTTTTTCTGCCGCAACAGGCGCAGTAACCGCGACTACTGGCCAGACATTTACGCTATCAGCCTACGCAACCTGCTTCAGTGGTGACATCACAACGCCTGCAATGGTCTTGCAGGTTCAGGAGGTGAGTGGTTCAACTTTTCAGGCGGGGACATCGACAAATATCGCCTTGGCAAGCGGTGCAGTATTGCAGCGACTTTCGGCGGTTAGAACGTTCAATCAAAGTGGCGTGACTGCGGCGAGAGGGCGCATTGGCCACCCGATTGTCAGCGGCACGACATACAGCTACACCATACGGATTGCATCGCCGCAGCTTGAGCGGCTTGGCGTAGCTACGCCTATGATTGCCACCTCGACAGGTGCGGTCACTCGACTGAATGAATCGACGAATGTAGTTGGGCTTCCTCCTGACTTCACCGTCAGCCGCAACACAACGGCGACGCGCGTAAATAGCAGCGGTTTGATTGAGAGCGTCGCATCGGGAGTGCCGCGCATCGATTGGCTGGGGCAGTCGTGTCCCGCCTTGTTGGTGGAGGCGAGTGGGCAGAATAGCATCTTGCAATCTACTGATTCTGCTTCTGGGTGGATATTAAACCAAGGAATGACAAGGGCTACTATTGATGTCATTGGTTTGAGTGGCGTAAACCTAACCGTTGGTGTAACAGGGGCTGTTGGAAGTGCTGGAAGCCGATATACAAGTCCAACGCTTTCTCCCGCATTAAACCTTGTTTCTGGAAGCACATATACAGTTTCGTTTTTCGTTAAAAAAACGACTGCACACACAATTTTTGGTTACTATTTTACTTTTAGTGGAGCAGCAGCGGGTGACATTGGTGGGGGATTTGATGTAAGTGGCTCGTTTAATACCGGATCATTATACAATTCCGCAGGAACAACAAACAGAATCCGAAGAGTTGAACAATGGGGAACGGATGTTTACCGATGTTCCGAAACCTTTACAATGACGGCAAGTGGGACTGTTAGCAATATTAACGTAGGCGTTTTAGCGGCAGTCAATTCAACAAATGTCGCAGCAACAGGGACAACGATGGGCTTTGCTGCACCGCAGATAGAACTCGGTGCATTTCCCACAAGTTTCATCCCCACAACATCAGGAACAGGCAGCCGTGCCGCAGATGTCATCAGCGCATCGGGTGCGCTCGTGAGTGGCTTGATAGGCCAAACGGAGGGGACGGTGTACATTGAGTATAACATGCAGACACTGGGGGTTGAGGGTTATGCAATACGTTTAGTTGCCGCAAGTTTTGACAACAGCGTTCATATACGCAGAAGTACCGCCAATTTAGTGACCTTGGAGTTGCGAGCATTAGGTTCAAGCGTGTTTTCGCAAACACTTGCCGCAACTGGTTTTGTAAAAGCGGCTATCGCTTACAAATCAGGTGATATAGCGGCATTTGTTAATGGAACACAAGCTGGCTCCACAAGCACGTCTGCCTTTACTTTTAGTGCATCATTTACATCGGTAAACTTGGGAACATTTGGAACGGCAGCATTTCTCAACGACCGCATCCGCGCCGCTGCCCTCTACACCACGCGCCTCACCGATGCCCAACTCGCCGAATTAACCCGACTATAAATGGCTACCTTCCGCAAATACGCCTTCCCCAACGAAGCGACATTCACCGCGCTACCAGTGCCGCAAGGCTTCGCAGTGCCGCTGGGCATCATTGAGGGTACATATTGCGTAGACATCCTTTGGGATGCAGAGCCAAATGCCGCCTACCTGCCCTATGAGTGCTGGCCTCCGCCTGTCGGGGTGCATACCTTCCTCGGCTGGGATGAGCAGTACGGCAAGGACTACACCGAGCGCGACGACGTATCTAACACACTAAACGAAGATTAAAATGATCGACTTCCTCAAATCCATCGGCATCAACCTCGGCCTAACCATCGCGGGCTTCTTCGGCGCACTACTGCTCGCTCCCAAGATGAAGAACTGGAAAATGCAGCTGATCGCCGTGCTTTCCGGCACGCTATCTGCCACCTACATCGCGCCAGTGATTATTGGCATCCTGAACATAAAAGCACCCAACATTGAGTACGGCCTCGCCTTCATCGTCGGATTTTCAGGGGTCAAGATCACGGAGGTGCTGGAAGTGCGGATCATGAAGCTGCTCAAGTCGACACCAAACCAATAGTATGAAAATAACCCGACGCGCAGCGAATGTTCACACCTTCGACTGCGAAGGGAAGGAGGCGGAGTTTCTGCTGGTCAGCGACCTGCATTGGGACAACCCGAAGTGCGATCGTGACCTGCTAAAAAGCCACCTTGACGAAGCCGCGCGCAGAGGCGCAAAGATCATCATGAACGGCGACACGTTCTGCCTCATGCAGGGGCGCGGTGATCCACGTCGGGGCAAGGATGAGATCAGACCGGAACACAATCAGGGCAACTACCTGCAAGCCGTCGTAAACGACGCGGTGCAGTGGTTCAAGCCCTACGCCAAGCACATCGCGCTCATTGGCTACGGCAACCACGAAACAAGCGTGATCCGCAATGTCGAGTTCGACGCCTTGCAGATGTTCGTCACGCTGCTCAACCACGAGTGCAAGACCGACATTCAGCTTGGCGGCTACGGCGGAGCGATCCTGTTCGGCTTCACGCACAGTGCTAAAGTAAACCACCGGACACGCTTTGCGATGCACTACTACCACGGATCAGGCGGAGGCGGTCCAGTGACCAAGGGCGTCATCCAAGACCAGCGGATCATGGCGATGGTTGAAGGCTACGACTGCACTTGGCAAGGTCACGTGCATGAGTTGTATCATCACGTCAACGTCATCACCTACCTCAACCGCAGCGACTATATGATCAAACAACGGCCTCTGCATCAGATACGCACGGCGACCTACAAGGAGGAATACGATGGCGGCGTTGGAGGCTTCCACGTTGAGCGAGGCAGACCGCCGAAGCCATTGGGCGGCTACTGGATGAAGCTGAAACTGATCCACCTGAACACCAAGAAAATAGACACCCGCGTCATTGATGCGACGTTTACGACGACCAGCACCCGATAGGGTATAAAGTGGTAGGATGCGCATTGATTCGTACCTTATGGGGTGTAAATTATAGTACCAATGTCAGGGCAAAGCTGACTGCAATGCTTTAACCCATCGAAATCGATGGAATTAAGTAATTTTGCAGCCTAAACAGGCATCATGCGAAACATCAAATACCTCGTCGTTCACTGCACGGCGACACCGCACTCAACTACAATCGATTCGATCCAAAACTACTGGCGGACAAACCTGAAGTGGAAGTCACCCGGATATCACAAGGTCGTCAAACCCAACGGCGAAGTCATCACGCTGGCTGATGATGACGCCGTGTGCAACGGCGTTGCCGGCTACAATAGCGTAAGCCTCCACATCAGCTACATCGGCGGCGTTGACAGCAGAGGCAACCCTGTTGACAATCGCACGCAAGGCCAAAAAGACGCACTCTCACAGGTGCTGCACGAATGGCGCGCCAAGTACCCAGCGGCTAAGATCCTCGGCCATCGCGACTTTCCAAAAGTAGCCAAAGCCTGCCCATCGTTCAATGCTACGCAGGAGTACGCTCATATTTAGCCTCCTGCTTTTTGGCTGCTGCCGGAAACATGCGGAGGTGATCCGCACGAGTGCTATCGTGCATACGGATCGGCAGGTAGTCACCGCTGGAAGTTTAACCGAGTTAACGCTCCCCGACCTCTGCGACAGTGCCGGGTTGATACGCCGCTTCGCCCTGCGCGACAGTGCGAAAACAAGCGTTCTAAGCGTCGCAAATTCAGGTAGTGGCATTGTCATACGCCTACGCAGAGATACGGTCGTAGAGCGGCTTATTCTGCGTGACACGACAATCGTAGAGCGCACTGTCGTCGTTGAGCCGAAGAAGCGCAAAAGCAGGTGGCCGATACTGCTGATCGGGGCGATTTTGGGACTGCTGGCCAGCGTCGTTTTGTTTGCCAGGTTGAAGTAACAGCGAAAAATCAAGGCTTGGAAATCGGGGGCGTCTGAAAGTTTTTTTCGGAATGTGCCTATACGCGCTGGAAACGCAGAAAAAAAAATAAAAAAAGTTTGCATCGTATATATATATGTATGTATATTTGCATATACCAAAGCGGTAGAAACTTAACCAACTAAACCAAACCAAACAATGAAAAACAATCAAACACCAAGCGGCCCACAATCAAACCTTTACAATGTAATTGACTCGATGGGCAGACCTACCAAAATTTACATTGTCGCTTCAAATATCAATGAAGCGTGTGCGGAAGCAAAGAAAAGGCAAAGTGAAATTGGTTCAGCTTATTACAAGGTTCGCAGGATGTACAACGGCGGAGTGATGGGACAGTGACCTTGGTAACCCACCGAGGGGCGCGGCTCACCAACGCGCAATTTTTTTAACCCTATAAACCCAACCAACCATGTACAAAAGATCATTCAAAGGCTACTACGCCGACCTCACACCCGAACAACGTGCAGCTAAAGAGCAGGCACGCAAAGAGCGCGAAGAAAAAGCACACATGCGTCGCGTTGCTGAAATCGAAAAACTACGCGCCAAATCTAAGTTTAACTACGCAACTGCCGGTGGCTCATTCATCCCGACGCGGGAGCAGTACGAAGCCGCCATTCAGATGGAGCGTGCAGGCATCGACGTGATGCAGTCAACAGCATTGCAGGGCGCTTACCTTGCGCAGGCGAAAGTTAGCCACGACACTATCCACGTCATCAACGAGTACCGCCGTTCACTTCCAACCCTTTAACCAACCCAACCCAATGAACCACGACATCATCAGTTACACCCCGATCACCCTCGACAACGGCATCGTCGTTGAGGCCTACATCCACAAGCTGCCGAGCGGACTTTACGCAATGCACGCCGACTATCCGTTTACTGCGAACAGCAACCCGACGCGAACACGTCAAATTGTAGACGCGCTATTTCGCAGCCAACACCGCGACTGGTTCCGCTTCATCCGCTTCCAACGATCATCAACACCTCTACCAATGCCAACCTTAAACCCAACCAAACCATGAACTTCATCCCTGCATACCTCTACGCCTGGCATCGCCACATCCGCTACATGCTGGAACGCACCGCGACGCCTTCATCGAGCGAGACCAAGAAGCCGCTGACGTTCAACTACGAACTCTACGGCCGTTACCTCCAAGCACGTCAAGACCTTCTAAACCAAATCTAACCATGCAACAAGTACCAACACTATGGGATCGCATGAGAGGCGAAACCCGCGCCGCTATCGAAAGCTACGAACACCCGCACAGCAGAGAGTT